CTTCATATTTTTATTATTAGCGGGATTTGTGCCAATATTTTTGTGACTACCAGGACCTTCTTTAACTGCTCTAAGTTCTACTGGCTCCCATCCCTTGTAACTTTTTCTTTTTCCATTCATGATTTCGCAAATTTTTACTATTGAAAGATCATTCTTTCTACAAAATTCGCTCATATTTTCAAAGAATACTTTTTCTCCTGTATCTTTTCTTTTCAACCAATAACCATTTTTAACTACATAATCATTCTTCCACAACCATTCACCGCGATCATTTTGATAAAACATTCCCCCATTATCTTTTACAAATTGTTCCCTATGTGAATTAGATCTAGAATTTTCATTCATCATAAACCATAATTTGGTATTACGACGATTTACTCTTTCCTCTAAATCAACTATTCTCTCTTTGTGCATTGGTATGATCCTTATATTTTTGAATTATGTCACTTAATTTTTTGACATAATTTATTGGCTTATCTATAAAAACCTGACTTGTTCCATCTTCACAAGAAATTAAGATTACAAATTGAGTTACCTTAATTCCTGTTCTTTCTTGGAGCATCATTGCATAAGCAGTAGCCTGCATGAAATAATTTTCAATATCTTGCTTTCTTTTTTCCTTGGTGCTTGCCTTAAAATCAATGATTGATAATTCTCCATCATATTCTGCAATGCAATCTGTTCTCCCGGCAAGTCCCAGCAATGAAGACCATAAAGGAGCTTCAATCATTGCGATATTGTCTATCTTATGCAATAATGGCTGGATTCTTATAAAGATATCCAACATATTTGGCATTAAGGATTCAAAATCAATACTTTCATTTTTCAAATATGATTCAATCAATGAATGAAAATCCGTACCGCGTTTTGTTACTCTGGCGCTTTCTTTGCCATTCTTTTTACGCCATTCTGCGAAAAATTTTTGTTTTTCAAAACCAACAACAGTTGTAACAGATGGAAATACACCATCTGGGGTTGAATATGATCTACCAGTATCTGTTGTTTGTTCTTGTAGAGAACCAGAAACATCAACGGTTTTATGGATAAAGGTTTTTATGGGCAACAAAGTCATACAAATATATTATACCAAAAAATATAAATTACTTCAAACTATTTAGACAGAGTCTTGGCGTATTTACTATAGATTTCAGTCCAATCAAGATTCCAATCTTTTAATTTCTTGGTTGTTTCAGTATCAATTTCTTCTTCTTCAGTTTCTTGAGCAGTACCGGGAAGTGCTGGTACATTTGCGGAACCAGTTGTTGTTGTCTTATTTGATCTCAACTTTCCTGAACTATCTCCAGCAGACGATGTGGTACTTTGCAAATTATTTAATAACCAAGCAGTAAGAGCAGTTGCAGCAGGGATTGCTACTGGAGCTATTGCATTTATAGTATTTTGTGTTTCAATTTTTTTAGTTTCTATTTTTGAAGTATCTATTTGATTTACATTTTGATCAACATTCTTATCTTGTTGTTTTGTTTGTGTTTCTTGTTTTTGCTGTTCAATTTCAGTATCTTTTGATGGTATTGTTGTTACAACTACTGCAGGAGCTCCGGAAACTTGTTTTTCCTGAGTCACCGGAGCAACTGGTGGTGTTTCTGTTTTAGTTTTAGTCGAAGGTGCTTTAACTGGAGCTGGTGAATATTCTCTTTCTTGTTGCCGTTTTCCGACAGGAGGAGGCCCCGAAGGAACACCTTTTGGTGGTTCTGGAATATTTGGCTGTTGTCTTTGTGGTGGTCTATTTGCTGGTGTTATTGGAATAATTGGTGGAACATTTCTTGCAATGTTGTCCGAAGGTGGTGGCAATGGTTCTCTACGAGTTGGTTCTTCCAATTTCTCTGGAGGTGGAGCTTGTCTTGTTTCAGGGGAGGCAACTGGTTCAGCATCAGATACATATTGTGGTTTTGGCTCAATATTTTTTTCTTGGCTTTTAATCTTGTTTAATATTTCATCCCAAGTTAATTGTGACACAGCTGGAGGTGGTTCCGGATCTGGTGCTGGAGCTGGTTCTGGTTCTGCTGCTGGAGGTGGTGGCAGATCTGGTGCTGGAGCTGGTTCTGGTTCTGCTGCTGGAGGTGGTGGCAGATCTGGTGCTGGGGCCGGTTCAGCAGTTTTAATAGTTTCAAATTCCTTTTGAAGATCTTTAATCATTTGATCCCAAGTAGAAGGAGTTTTCTTTGGTGTTATTGGTTCATATTCAGGAAGTGAAACTGGTTTATTCATTCCACCTTCACCTGGCGTAGTTGGTTCATATTCAGGAAGTGAAACTGGTTTATTCATTCCACCTTCATTTGGTAGAGTGGGTTCTATTTTTGTTTCTGGAACTGATGGTTGACCAGAAGCAGTTGGCCTTGATGCGGATGGTAATTTTCCAGGCTCATTGATTCTAATAACTTCTACTGTTTTTGGTGTATGAGCAGCAATTGGTCTTCCTGCTGGTTCTGGGAGAATCATAGCCGATGCAGCCAAAGCAGTAGCTGCTGCCTCTTTAGCACCTACTCTTTTTATTTCTCCAACAGTCTCTTTTGCTCTTTTTATTGCACCTTCTATTGCTTTTTCCCATGAAAATAAACGACCACGAATAGATGGAGATGGTTTTGGTGAACTTAATGATGGCTTTCCTATTGCACCTATTTCTTTTATCTTTCCCTTTATCCAATCTGATATATTTGTGGCAACATTTTTTGGAATATCTGCAACGTCCCTAGCAACCCCAACTGCTTGTGATAAACTAGATGGTCCTTCAACTGCTTCTCTTTCGCCAAGTTTTTCAGGATTAATTTTTTTTGCTTCTTTTTCTTTTTCTGGTTGAACACTTTGAACTGTTAATTTTGGTGTTTGTTTCTCAAAAGAAGGTATTTCTGGTCTTTCGGCTCCTCTGGCTTGAGCTTCAATGCGAGCCAAAGTAAAATCCTTTGCCACATCATAAGCAAGTTCAGATGGTAGTTTTCTAGCCTGTGCTGAAGTCTCTGCGGCAATTTCAGCTCTTTCTGGTTTTGTGGTTTCACTTTGTCCTTGAGCCAATGGTTCTACTTTTCGTTTTCTATCGAATATTCGAAGCCAAGGTAAAGCTTTAAAAACTGCTTCATCTTTTTCTATATTTGATGTTCTTCTTTCTTCCTTTCTTCTACCACCCTCAAGCCTTCCTTCTTTTGCGCCAGCTCTTGCTTCCGCTTTTGCTCTTTGTCTATCTAAAATTTCTAATTCTCGTTCTCTTGCTTTTGCCAGTGCATCATTAAATACACTTCTAAATCCTGATGCACTGGTATCTGCGCCACCCGCACCCAATCTTGCAGACCCTGCAATTGTTTTGGCTGCTGGCAGAGCCAACATGGCATTCAAGCCTGCTTCTCCTACATCTTGAGATCTGGCTAAACCAGCTGCCCCCTGCATACCAAATCCTGTTGTCAATGCTTGTGATGTCAATTGTCCAGCTGCAGATGGAGATACATTTCTTCCTATAGCAGGAACAGCAGCGCCAGCTGCTCTTGTAAAAGTAGTAACTAAACCTGGGGCCATAGAAGCTGCGGCAGCAATGGCAGTAATTTCTGGTAAATTTTCACCAAAATCTCTCATTGTTCTGGCGGTTCTTGCAGACACACCTTTTGGCAATCCTCGCTCTAATGTTTCGTCTGCTAGATTTGCTGGTTTAAGATCTATAGCAACTGTATTTGGCATGAATTCTTCATGTCTTGAATATAAATCTGGATCTTTTTCATATAGATCTCTTAATTGTTGTACGCTTTTTCCTCTTACTGTATTTTGGAATTCTCTATATGCTTTTAAATCTCTTTTTAATCTTAAAGTTGGAATTTTTGGTTCTTGACCTGGTCTTGATGGTTCTGTTCTCTGTTTCCATGCTTCTAATTCTTTTATTTCTTCTTCTGGAACGGGAACATCTTCCCAACTTTTATATCCTTGTTTTTCTATTTGTTTAGAATAATCTTCAATTTGTTGAATTTTTGCCTTGACCTTTTCGTCCCTTTCTTGAAACGATTGACCAGAAGGTTTAGTATCTGGGCCAAAAACGCCCATACTTCTTAACCATCTATCTACAGGTTCTAAACCTTTACTTGTTTCTGATACTTTTGCCCCAAATCTAGGTAATTCTCGGATGCCTCTTGCAATCATATCAATTAGTCCACCTTCTTCATGTGGACCTGGTCTTGCTTTCTGAGAAAATTCTCTTTCTTTAAGCTGATCCCGAATCATTTGCTCTTCCCTTTTTAGGGAACGCATTTCTACATCACTTTCATTTAAAATTTCCAAAGTTTTTTCAAAGATAAACTGTTGCCGACCCTCAGCGAGTCTGGTATAATCTGCATTAAGCTTTGTGGACAAAGCTTGGTCGGTTAGTTCATGAAAGTTTTTCATCTGTATAATATTTACTTTCATTTAAATTGCTTAAATTGAAACCAACAACCTTTTCATCAATTTTTTTAACTTTATTTGTGCAAAACGGAGAAAGTGGTTTGTAAGTAGAAATTTTATGGGTGTGTAACTTTTCAGCCTTTTCGCAAAGGGATGTTAAGTGGGCTAAAATTGCTTTATTCATACTGAAATTATTTAGGATCTATAAATAATATTGAATGATAAAGAAATCCGGCGACAAATTTATCGTCACAGACTCTTCAGGTGAAAAAATTTTAGGTACGCATGAGTCCGAAGAACAAGCAATTAAACAGTTGCAAGCCATCGAAATATCCAAGAAAAAACGGGAACCGCAAAACGAATCCCGAATCTTGTCATTCTCGGCGTTTATCAAAGAAAATGCTTGAAAATTCAGTTCTTCTTCTGAATTTTGACCAAAGCCCATTAAATGTAATTACAATGCGAAGAGCATTGGATTTAATGTCGAAGAATAAAGTTTATTATGAAGAAACTGACGATTCTATTAATATTCAATGTCTTAATGGAACTATTAAAATTCCAAAAGTTATGATTTTGAAATATTACGTAAAAGTTCCTTTACGTAAAACTTATCCTAGCAAAAAAAATATTTTAAGACGTGATAAATATATCTGCCAATATTGCAGTATTGAATTGACAGAACATAATGCTACAGTGGACCATATTGTGCCAAGACAAAGAGGTGGAAGTAATAGTTGGGTTAATATGGTTGCTGCTTGCCGTGATTGCAATTTATTTAAAGGCAATAAAACTCCTAAAGAAGCAGGAATGAATCTTTTAAATAAACCAAAAGAACCCTCTTATAATTTGATATTTGATGATATTTTAAAATTTTTCTTGAGGAAAAAATAATGCCAATATATGCTTTTTCGTGTGAAAAATGTAAACATAAATTTGAGGAAAGTTTATCTATGAAAAACAACGATCAACCCCTCAAAAATCCATGCCCTAAATGCCATAAGAAAAGCGTTATACGGGACTTTATGAGTGAAACGGTGGGAATGGCTATGGATACCACTCTAAGCCCTAATAAGGCAACTGGCGGGGCCTGGAATGAACTTATGGCGAAGATGAAGAAGGGTCTGCCCCCACGCCATCAAAGAAAATTGGACGCTGCCTCAGAACTTCGTGGCGGTGGATAATAACATAAATATTTGTAACATGGCGACAAAATTTGTTATTGAAAAATATTTTTCTGAAGACCAGGATGTCTATAACATGGGAGTTTCAAAATCTTCCATAAGACATTCGGCTATTGTCCCAAAAAGAGATATTGCTGGTTTCCTTTATTACATCTTACCTGATGTGGAAAAGAAAAGCTTGGAAGATTATCCTTATGGAGATTCGGTAGCTACGGCTGTCAAGCTTGCTGTTGATAATGGCAAAAAATATATCAAATTTAGCAAAAAAGACAAAAAGCTAGATGACACTTTAGCCAGTATGGTAAGGGATGGTGTATTGAGGGAAAATTGGGAAAATTATGAAATTCTCAAATCAATACCAGCACCAATCGTTGAAAGCTTTATAGTCAGATCTCTTGACTGAGTTTTGTATCCACTAAAATTTTAGTAATATAAAAACTGTCGATAATATCCGTAACAGGATTCGACAGTGTCTTTTGACCTAGTATGCTTTTTAGGTCAACAAAACTTTCTTTTTCAAAAGCTTCATACATTGCTTGCTTATCCGCATTTCCCTTTCCGGATGCAATCTTTTTTATTCGGCTTGGTTCTATCACACTGAGAGGAATAGCATTTTTGTACAGTTTATGTTTTAATATTCCAACATTTTCTGCCAAATGGAATACCCTTCCAGTTGAGTTATATGCATAACCTTCAAGAGATACCTCTGCAGCACCGATACAAAGATTCAATGCCCACGTAGAAATAGTATCAAATCTTTCGGTGTCACAATCATAGTCCGGAAATAATTCCCCTGTGATATTGTTTAAAAATTTATTTGCGTATTTCTTGGTATCTGTCAAAAAATAAAAATGGCAATTTTCAAAACAAAAAGTTTGACGCATGTCAAACAAACAAACGCAAGGTGAAGTCATAGAATAATCAATACCAATAACAGTATGAAACATCCTATTATTTATAGGCGTTTCACTTGGTCATTAATTTTTTATAAAATTTTACCAATCGCGAAAGTTCATCAAGAGTAGCAGCGCCCTTCATTCTATTTGCCTTGAAGGAAACAATCACTACATTGTCTTTGGTGTAACCTCTTTTATTATCAATTCTGTCTATTGATGGCGAATTTGAGAGGCCATATGGATATATTGGTATGCCAAGTACAGGGCAACGCTTTGGTATGATTATGTCTTTCGCCGTAAGATCAAAATCCAACTTCTTTAGCTTTGCCCTGTACTTGGCATATTTCAACATATCGCTGACAATATTTTTCTTACATGATTTGGCATGCTCCACCTTGGCAGGCGTACTCTTTCGCGGATTCCGTGTTGTCTTCTTTTTCATATTGAGAAAGTTTCTTGAAGTCCACTTTGATCTTCGGATGCTCATTATACACTGCTTGATCTATTCTTTCAAATGGTGCCTGAGCATAAGTGTGCGAATCTCCTCCGGGAAGGAAAGAAATTCCTGTTGCACAATCAAAGTTTTCCCAAAGCCACTGGCCAACTTCAAGGAATTCAGCATCGGTATAATTTACCGTGATTGAAGGCTTGTGGTGGCAGTAATGCTCTTGGTAGATTTTCCAAAGATCCAAGTGCGCAATCGCACGAAGATCTTCCGTAGTCATTGTTCCCTTTGGAGCTTTCATCGCAAAGGTAAGGACAGCCGTGGATCCTGGATTTATCACATCATCCTCACATGGAACACCTTGATCCTTCATGAGTTGATACAATGGATCCTTTTTGTCCAACCGAATTCTTCGGTAGTAATAATCTGCATATCTTGGATGCAATCCGGAAGCCGAATCGACCAAGCAAGAAGTCGTTCCTTCAGGCTTGACGCAAGTGATGGACTTGCTTGGATTTATTCCAAGTTTCTCGGCCCATGTTAGATTTGTTGCAGTTGCATGATCTCTGAGTGTTTCAAGGAGCTTGACCAACTTTGGCTTGCCGTCAAGACCGCTTGTAAGCTTGTTGTCAAAGATACCTGTCATGGAAACTCCAAGCAATCTTTCATCTTCACAATTCTTTTTCCATTCCGGACGAAGATATGGGAAATTCGTAAATGTGGATTGCACGGTTCCAATAATAGTGGCAATTTCTATCTTCTTCTTTAGTGAAGCTGCAGTATCAGTTGGTTTGACAACAACTGTAGAAAGATTGCAGAATTCAAATGGCTTGAGGATAATCTCGGAACAGGGGTTTGTTCCATACTCTGCGGTTTCATCGCGGCCAGACCTTGCAGCCTGTTCCTGAAGTGCTTTTCTATTAATCATTCCTCTTTCACCGCTGTGGCTGTTGTATAATGAAGTCCATTCCTCAAGGAATTGTCCCATTGGAGGTCTTCCACGATACACAGCAGAGTTATTTGCATAAGAACGGAAACCAGCACCATCCCACCAAGCACCGCTCTTGCACATTGCCATCTCTCTGTCGGAAAGGTCACTCAAAGAAATCATAGCAGAGCGACGAACCCCACCAACGATAACCGCATTTGCAATTGCACAGCAGATGTCATGACACTCAAGAGCCGTGAGTCTTCTTCCCTGTGCATTGTAAAAAACCTTTACCACAAACTTGAAAAGATTGTCAAGAGGCGCAGGACCGCTTGCTCTTCCACCGAAAGTCTTCAATCTGGCACCAGCGGCACGAATAGAAGAAAGATCCCATTTGACGTGACGACCTTCATAAAGATGATAAAGAATGGTCTTAAGTGCATTCCCCCATCCTTCCTTTGAATCTTCTACCTTAACTACAATGTTGAAATCCTTTTCGATTTTGCTTGCAACCACAGGAAGCTTGTCTGTATACTGATGCTCAACGCTGTAACCAACACCAGTGCCATTCATCAGAACAACAAACAGTTCAGCAAATGATTGCAGTGAATCGATAGGAAGATATGAGCAATTGTAGATGCATGTATTGTCATGATCAACAGCAGGACCAGCGGTCATCAAGCTTCTCATTGAGGGAAGAACCTCAAGATTTAGAATTGCCTGTTTTACATCAGGACGCTCTAAAAGTTGAGGAGTCTTTGCGGTGAAATATCTCCACCATCTCTCAACACACTCTTCCCAGGTTTCTCTGCGATTTTCCGCATTCAGCCAGCGAGAGTAACGAGAAATAAAAATGAATTCTTGAAAAGCTGATAAATTTTGCATAGTATTTCCTTTGGTGTCTTTATTTATTATCTGAATTTTTTGTCAAGGCTTCCCATGAAATTGGGAAAATTGGCGATATACAATCCCCGATAGCCTTTGCGTATTGGCGAACTTCCCATTGGGCATGAGCATCAATCCGTTGAGCGTAGATTCTGGCATACGCTGCGAGAGAACCAGTCCACCACCACTCGGTGTATGTTCCTTGTGGGAGAACCGCTCTTGCTTGTTCCGGGGCGACACCTTGTTCCAAAAGATTTTCATATGTAATCAATGCCTCTTTGAGTATACTATTATACTGCGAATTTAAATTTATTTCAATAGAAGAATCAGTGATAAAGTCAGAGCTTCCTTGCTTGGCTCCGTCCGTAGGAGCAGATCTCCAAGTTGGAATATAAAAATCCGGTGTATCTGTAACATATCTTCTACTAACTTCATTTTCAACCATCCCGACTTTGTGTTTGAATAACTGTGTGCGAACAAAAATAGGAGCCTTTATTCTCAAAGTAATTTGTGGATGAGCAAAGGGAGTCCAATGCTTGTGTCTTGCCAAATAAGATATTAATTTGACATCTTTTTCTGAAAGCCTTTTATTATCAATTCTTCCAGACCAATGACGTTCACCATCCCAATCGCTTTCTTTGTTGAAAGAAACACGAGCAGCATTAACAACCATTAAATCACTACCCATGTGATCAATGAGATCGACATGGCCGCTGTTTAAAACAGGAACCCTCTGTAACATATCATTCCTCTATTTGTTTATCGTCATCCAAAAACTTCAATTCGACACCAGGGATGTCAACACTGTCTTTTGCAAAATCAACAGCCTTTTTCCATAAATCAGGATTCATTTCCTTGATATACTGGCTGAAATAAGAATTAAATTGAAGAAAAGCCTGACAAACTTTCATTTGATTTTCTTCATTCATTTCCTGAAACTCTTCATCTGAATCTTCGTCAAATATCATACTTTTCTCCAAGTTAAAAAATTTAAAAGTGCAACGCCACCAGAATACGTATTAGTATCTATAAGCTCCATTAGCTTGTCTTTACCATAATTTACAAACATTTCGTTTATATCCTTTTCTTCAATTTTTGGCCAAACAACAATTTTGTAATTGTCATCAATTGCTTCTTTCATCATATTGTGCAAAGCTTGATTTCTTGGCTCATTATCAAACGCAAACACTAAATCTTTTCTTTTAAGTTTGGGAGGAACTGCATAACTTGATCCAACCATTGCAATTGCATTTGGGAGAAACAAAGAATCAAGAGGTCCTTCCACTACATAAACTTTGTTCAGAGCATTGACTCTATCCAAACCATACCACAGTCTTTCGACATGAGGTGACTTATATGTAATATACCTTATTTTGGCGTTCTTGTCAAATGATCTTCCTTGAACACCAATAACCTTTCCTTCATCATCGAAGAAAGGAATTACCAATCTAGGTTCACGAATAGATGTTTTGAAAAACTTTGTTGCAATTTTTGAAAAATCATCTACAAAATAAAGAAGATGTTGTTTATCTTCTGGAATTTTTCTTTCATTTACGTACTTTCTTGCGTAATGATTCTCCGGCAGATCAATTATACTGGTTCCGATATAATCAGGAATTACTCTTTCAGTAGGAGCAAAAAACTGTTCCTGAAAAGTAACACCGCCAATTCTAGATTGGTAGCATTCAAATGCATATTCTTTAGCAAGATTTGGAGAAATATTCTCAAGCACAGTTTTTATTGTGCAAGAAAACCCACAATTATGACACTTATAATAATAATGGTCTTTGTTTATGTAAAAATAACCTCTTGTCTTAGATTTGTTTCTTTGCGAATCTCCGCATTTGAAACACCGACAAGTGGCAAGCCCATCCTTCTTCCATTTAAACTTGGTCAAAGAAGGTGATACCATATTAATGAACTTTTTCTCAATTGCAGTATTCATTACATCTGCCAATCAAGACTTGCTTTTTGTGCAGCCTTAGAAACAGCATTGTAATACTGTTCTTCTTCACTTCTCTGCTTACTATTATCGGTTTGATTTGCACTAACCAATACGGGCTGATCTTCCTGCTCAACATCAGCAAGCTTCATCTTACTAAATGAGACACCGATAACAAACTTTCTATTTACTGCTGTAGTGTTGTATCTATTCTTAAGCTGCTTAACCATCAATTGATTGACATCATCAAGATCGTCCGTTCGAATCAAAGCAGCAAAGAAATCTGCAGTTGCTGGAAGACCAAAAGATTCAGAAGTGTCCTCAAGGCCAATATCAGTGCTGACAAATCCAGTACGATTGACCTGTGTGGCGCTGAAAATAGGAACATCAAACTCTACTGCCAATCCGCGAAGTTCTTCCGCAATAGCCTTAATATAATGATAACTGTTTGTGTTGGCTGTATTCTTGATTCTAGCAGAAGAGCAAATATTCAAGTAATCAATAAAAATTATATCAGGAGTAAACTTTTTCTTAGTTTTCAATTCTTTCAGCAAAACCTTAAAATGATTAACATTGGCTGAACCAGTAGGATATTCCTTAATTATAAGCCTACCATTGCACGAATTACGAAGATTTTCAATCTTCTTCTTATATGCTGCTCTAGGCATGTTCTTCAAGTCTTGGATTGGCGTATCAAGCAGATTTGCATCAATTCTTTCCGCAATCCTTTCTTCTGCCATTTCAAGAGTAATATAAAGAACATTGAGATTTTGCATCAAACAAGCAGCTGCATGATGGCACAGAAAGAGACTCTTGCCACATCCAGTTCCAGCCATTATGATATTAAGAGTCTTGGAAGGAGTCCCGCCACCAGTAATAGTATTAAAATATTCCAAATCAAATGGAATTCTTCTTTCAGTCTTGCTGTAAAAATCATATCTATTTTCAGAGTCTTCAATAAAGTCATGTCCGACTCTGGTATCAAAGCTGACTGCAAGAGCTTCAGAAAGAATTTCAGGAATGGCGTTTTCACTAATACCATTTTCCTTATCACCAATAATAGAAATAGATTCCATTATTGCAAGATGAAGAGCTCTATCCTTGCAAAACTTCTCGGTTTTCTCAAGAAGCCACTTGTATTCTTCTCTATCTGTATTATTGTAGATTTCAGTAATTATCTTCTGAGAAGTCTTGTACTGATCCTCACTAAGTCCATTCTCACCCTCAACCATCAAAGAAAGTGCATCCTTCGTAGGAAGGGCAGAATATGTACTGACAAAGTTATTAATCTGATTAAAGATAATCTGCTCGGGAACAGATTGAAAATACTCCCTCTTAATAAAAGGGAGTACTTTACGAGAAAACTCTTCGTTCTTTGCTAGATTCTTAAGAATGATCTTTTCCATATGGCTCTTGGTGAACATCGTCCTCTAGATCCGCTACATCAACCTCACTTGGGTCGTATGCGGTTGTCATGTCGATGTCTTTTCTGTTGACGATTATATCATACAGGATCTCACCTACAAAGTCAACGAACTCTTGATTATTAACGTCAATATCTTTATTTTTTGGAGTTTTCATTATCTCCATATCAAAATTAATTTTTAAATTATCGCCAATTGTGTCAAAACTCACACGCTGAAATCTAAATTCAACATTTTTAAAAGGCTCGTCTAAAATTCTTATAGGTAGAGTATCTGTGTTTTTATACTCTTCTGCTTCATCAAGAAATATATAAGAATTAATCTTGGGAGGGTGTTCCATACTTAAAATCCTTTTGTACTTCTGCATCTATTTTATTTAAGATATCTTTGGTAAAATATTTTTCCGGATCTTCATCTATATTTTTTTCAAATACTTTGCTTCCATCTGGTAACTCAATACGGGTTGAAACCTTCTTGAATACATTATATTTAATTGCTAAATCAGTTAACCCATAATATCTGCTGAGACCTGAACTATAATTCAATCTTGTCTCAACATGCATATTTTCCTTTGTGAATCTATTCTTGTAATTTGTGCATTTTATGAAATTACCGACTACTCCTTCTTCTGTCTTATCTTTGCTCTTAGAAAGCATGATGATAGTGCTTGCTGCATACTTAAGACCAACGCCACCACCAAGATCCTTGGTTGGAACATAGGAACCAATAACCTGATAAGTGTGATTGGTGAGGAGCATTGGAATCTGTGCCTTCCCAAGCTTCATCGTGAGAACCCGGAAGGCAGCTTTGTTTTGCTGTGCTTTGGTCATGTCCCTTACATTCTTGCCTTCTGCAGAGTCTGTCATTTCCTTTTCAGTGGACAACATTCCCAAAGAATCAAGAACCATAAAAATTGGTTTTCGATCTTCCTCTGGTGTTTCAATTACATCGTTTACAATTTTTAGAGCCTGTGTCTTGAACTCTTCAATAGTAGAAACAGGAACTACTGCAATTCGTTTTGTATCAAGACCTCTTTCCTCAAACATTGATCTGGTTACTGCTTGTTCGGTGTCGAAGTAGACCACAACACCATCTTTGTTGTCCTCAAGGAATTGCCGCGAGATTCCAATTGCATAGAAGGTTTTCCCTGTTGCCGGATCGCCTGCTAGACAAGAAATCTTGTTTCCGGGAAGACCACCATAGATAGACCCTGAAAGAAGTGCATTCAGAACATAAGATCCTGTGTCAATAAAATTTGTGACATCTGATCCCTTGATTCCATCTGACGCAATTGCTGCATCTTGGTTATCAATTTTACTCAATAAATTTTCTAGATATTTCGACATATTTTACC